CAAGGATCACGACGAACCGCCGCTTCGCGACAGTCGTGCCGCCGACCTCGCCTTCTAGCGTCCTGCCTAGCTCGCGGAACGATGAAACTGCCATCAGAAAATCTCCGCAACAGTGCCGATGTATCCAGACACGGCATTGGTGATCGCCGTGCGAATGCCTGACAGCTGCTTCGTCTGGAGACGAGCCTCAATCAGATTGGGGTCTTGCGCCGCTGCCCCGAGTCCCAGCACCAACGCTGCACCCTCTGCGGTGCGGATGTCAGCCGTTGCAACTGAGCCAGCTATAGGTCGGCTCAACTCCTGCTGCCGGGCAAGCTCGGCAGAGACGGCGTTCGCTTGGTTTAGTGACGCATTCGCAGTGGCATATGTGCCAGAGAAAGCACGCAGGAAGTTTTCGTTTGTCTGGGCGATGCGGTTCTGAAACTGCTGGACTTGCTGCAAGCCGCCAGCAAGGCCCGCCCCTTGGTTGCGGCCCGCTTGGTTGCGGCCTTCGGCGATGCCGCCCTCGATACGCTGGGCCTGCCGCAGAGCGTCGATTCGCTGCGTGGCCGCTCGACGCTCGCCGAGGTTGGTCGTGTTGGCACGCTTCTGCTCTTCTTCGGCGATCTTCGCTTGGATCGCCTGCACGTTGACTTCAGCCTGCGTCTTTCGTTCCTCCAACTTGGCGACGGCTTCAAGTTCAGCCCTGTTCCTCTGCCCCGTCGCGTTGTCAATAAAATCCTCGACACGCTGGGCAGCAGCGAGACGCTCATCGAATAGTGTCTGCTGCCTAGCCACCTCGCGGTCATAGGTTTCCTGTGTCAATATCCCGTCGCGGGCTTGCGTCTGAGCACGCTCAACACCTAGGCGAAGAGCTTCAGCAGCCAACGCACCGACGTTGCCAAACTGCTCAGCCTTCACACTGAGAGTGTCGATGCTCTTGGCAGTGGCCTCAAACGTCTTCTGGAAGCCTTCAGAGAAGCCTTGCTCTTGAGCCTGTTGCAGGTCTGAAAGTTTGGCTTGCAGTTGGTCAAGCTGGCCGAGCGCAGATGCGGCAGCAGACGCAGCCTCGGAGTTGCCAGCCTGCCGTGCCGCTTGCAGCTGCTCCTGCACACGAACCTGTTCACGCTCGACGGCGGCAAGATCCTCGGCAAGTTTTGTCTGTGCGTCGCTCGCTTTCGTCAGTTCGGCGATTCGCTTCGTGTCGGCTTCGGCCTGGGCGATTGTGGAGTCCTTCACTGCCTGCCGCGCCTGCAGTTCTTGATCGACTGCACGGTTGACCTTGTCCTGCTCGACCCGGATGCGGGCCATCTCGTCCGCTGTGATATTCAGCGGGTCGGCAACAGCCGCCGCCGCAGCCTCAAAGCCACGCATCGCATCGGTCACGGCACTGCTCTGATCGACGACGCCGTTGAAGAACGAATCAAATCGCTCGCGAGTCTGCTCGATGTCGGTCTCAATCTTGAACTGCGGCGAACGCTCACGCTCAATCTGTGCCCGCAAGCCTTCCAGATATGTTGTCGCCGCACCAGCAGCGGCAGACTGCTGCTCGGCCGCGTTGCCAAACACAGCCTGCGTCGTGCCGTCGATGATCTGCTGACCAGCCGACTCAAGCTCGGCAAGGTTCTGCTGTAGCTGTGCGTTGGCGTCTAGCTGTAAATCACGCCCAAAGTTTTCTAGGTCCGTGCTGACATAGCTGCCAATCGCCTCGAGAGCCTTGCCGAGAGCCACGGCAATCCCGTTGCCGATGATCTCAAACGTGTTGAAGATGCTCTTGAACACACCGCTGAGAACGTCCAGCACGCCAGTGATCTGATTGAAGGTTTCACCGGCTGTAGTCAAGGCAGCAGTGAAGCCGCCAAAATATTGGACGTACTCGTCAAACACGCCAGCAAAATATTCCGCTCCTCGCAGCAGCGTGTCAGTGATTGCGTTGGCAATGCCCGTGCCACCCTTGCCGTCGATCCCGGCAAACTCCTCCACGAACCGGAGGAACTGGTTCGTGACGTCAGTGACAGCCGGGGCAAGGTTCCCTAGCACCTGCCCTGTGATCCCTTGCACCGTCGCGGCCACAAGGTCGAAGGCATCGTTCATGCTCGCGACGTTGTTGACCTGCGTCTCGTCAACGATCAGGCCAAGCTTTTCGGCGCGGGCTTGCAACTCCTCGATGCTGGCTGCACCCTCACGAAACAGCGGCGCGAGTGCGGCACCTTGCTTGCCAAAGATTTCAACCGCAGCAGCGGCACGATCCGCGACGGTGGGCAGCGTCGAGATGGCATTGCCAATAGCCGAGAACTGCTCCTCGGGTGCTAGCGCACGCAGTTCACCGACAGACAGGTTGATAGCTCGCAGCGATTTGTCGAGCGCATCGCCGGGCGTTGCCTTGCCGATGTTTACCGCGAGCTTCTGGATGGCCGTTCCAAACTGTTCCGTATCAACGCCAGCCAGTTTCGCGGCGAGCGAGTAGCCCTGCAAAGCCTCTACGCCGATGCCAGTACGCTGAGAGAAATCGTTGAGTTGGTCAATTGAAGAATTGACAGACGTCACCAGACCAGAAATCTGATTCTGCACGCTGGCGAACGCATTACCGAGAGCACGCACGCCGTCAAACACCAGACGCCCGATTTCGACATTCTTCAAGAAGTTGACGTTCTTGTTGAGTTGCTCAATGTTCTTATCGGCCTTGCCAGCTTCTTTGCCGATCCCGTCGAGGTCAGTCTTTGCTTTCTGGGCGGCACGGTTGAACTGATCCTGCGATAGCCGCCCAGCCTCAAGATGAACGCTCAACTCCTGCATCTGCTGCGAGTACCGCTCTTGCGGGCTTAGGTTTGCGGCGATGATGCGAGCCGCCGACGCGGCAGCGTCAGCTCGCTCCTTCTCAACGCCCGTCGCCTTCTCAGAGGCACGAACAAACGTCTCCTGAGAAATCGCACCTTGCGATAGCAGGCTCTCAAGCTTTGCAAGCTCAACCACCCGTAGCTCTTCCGCAGTGCGAACCTGATCGGTGATTCGCAAGCCTTCCTCAAACGCCGCCGCCGCCGCCTTCGCTTCCTCGGTCAGCCGACCGAACGCGGCAGCGTACTCCTGCGGCCCGACCACGTTGTCTCGTAGCTGATCGGCCAACGCGGAAAACTTCGCGGCAAACTCTTCTTGAGCCTTGCCCGCCGCCGCCGTCTTCTCGGCAAACGGTGTAAAGGCGTTCGTAGCCTTCTCAGCTTGGGCGGCGAGCTTGTCGAGCGCACGATCAACCGGCGTGAGCGACTTTGCCAAGCCGCTCGCGTCGCCGGTGACCTTCAGTGCCAGCCCGATTATGTTCGCCATTACCCACCACCTAACGCTGCCTGCAAGGCCCGAATCTGTGTCAGCATCTGATCGCCATGCTGCGGGGCTTTTTCAATCGGATTGAAATCGTCGGCACTCGGGCACTTGCCTTGCGGCGAGTGCGGCGCGAGCATCGCACTTACTTCGAGGCCCGTCTGCCGCCACGGGTCGGGGAGAGCTTGGTAGTAGCGCGTGTACGCCATCCACTCAGTCAACTCCCGCGAGTCCATGCGGCGAGACAGTTCGCCGACCGTCATGCCGAGGTGCCCCGCCAACGCGAACATGAATCGCCGCGTCGGCGAGACGCCTAGACTTTTCCCAGCTGCTCGACATCCGCCTCCGTCATGTTGTTGTGTGCCAGAGCCTCGTCGAAGAGACGCCCCATCACCGCACCGCTCTTGTTCGCCAACGCTGAAATCTGTTCACGGGTGAAGAGCAGTTCGCCTCTCTCGTTGCACAGAACGCGGGCGAGGTACTCCGTGCGAAAGTTATCGACGCCGGTTTCGCGCTTGCCGATCCAGAGACGCTCATACGCATCACGCTCGCCGACGCTCATCATGCGGATGAACACTTCGCCGTTCCATTCGCGAACCGGAACCTGCTTCAGCCCGAGGTCGTCGGCCGCCAGAATCTGTTCTGCCGTCAGTGCCATGAATCAACTCCTACGATGGTGAAAATCGGAGCGTCACCGTGTGGCGTTGCACTTCGTTGACTTTCTTCTCGACCGCGAGTCGGCTGAAGATTGCCTTGTGCGTGAACACGACGCCCGGCCCGGTGACTTGAAACGTGGCACGCTTGCCGTAGTTGTCTAGCGTGCAGTTCGCAGTGCCCAGGCACACTACATCTATAGTGCCAAGGTCAAGCGAAAACGGTGAGCCGTTGCCGCCGCGCGAGATCGGCAGATCGCCGCCGTGCAGCACCTTGAGATCGACGACTTCTGTGAACGCGACGCTGTTCCACGTCACGGTCACACCGGCAGCGTAGTTCGCCATGACGGGGTGCCTCCGTCACGCTCCTCAGCGAGCGACCTTGAATACCGCCGTGCCCTTGATCACATCGTTCGCAGCGAACGTCACAGACGAGGAAACGACGGTTGACGCGGCACTCAGAAAGGAAGTTCCGGCGTGAGTGATGACAAGCGTGCCGGTTGATGCGTCGGCGAGAATTCCCTTGCCGAGATACTCAATCGTCACCTGCCGCCCCGTATCCGTTGCATTGCCGGTCAGCGGGCGATCCTGCGTCAGCACAGCACTGCCAGCAGTTTGGCCGAGGTGCGACACGTCGATGGTG